GTGGGCCGTGAAGCTCAACATTGCGAGGAGCAACACGTGATCCCGCACGACCACGAAGACATCACGCAGGTGGTTATCGCGTGCCCGGCGTGCATCGAGCGCGTTCGGGCGCAAGAGGCCGCCGATGAGCAACCTGAACTCGACTTCCCCGTGCCCGACGATCAACCGTCACTGTTTGAGGTGTGACCCTTGCCTTGGCTCAAGATAGACGACAAGCTCCACGGCCACCCGAAGTGGACCCGCTGCACCAGCGAAGCGAAGGCGCTCTGGATCACTGTCGGCTCGTGGTGCGCCTCGTACAAGACCGACGGAATCGTGCGCGCTCACGACCTTGCCCTACTGGCCCCCTCGGTGGGTATGACGCCGGCGAAGGCGCGCAAGGCAGCGGCCGACCTCGTGTCGAACGAGATGTGGGTCGTGCTCGATGACGGATGGGCGTTCCACAACTGGACTGACTTCAACCCGTCGCGCGCCCAGCAGGCCGACACCGACGCCGTCGAGCGTGAACGCCGAGCAGTCCAGCAGGACACGGTGATGAAAGCGGCGGTGCGTCTGCGCGATGCCGACCGATGCTGCTTCTGCGACGTCGTGGTCGACTTCGCCAAGCGGGTGGGGCATCTCGCGGGGCAGTACGACCACACCATTCCGCTCTCGAAAGATGGCAAGACAACGCTCGAGAACGTGCGAGTCATCTGCCGTTTCCACAACCAAACGAAGGCCGGAAAGCTGATCGCAGACCTACCCGAATCGTTCCCGCCCCTGCTAGAGCCATATACGCACCGTCATCCAGTTGAGGACCGACTGAGTTCCGACTTAGTCGGAAACCAGTCGCGTAGTCGGGTCGGGACGGGTCGGGTCGGGTCTAGTCGGAACGGGTCGGTACTGCCCGATGCGGACCTGTTCGGTTCGGTCCCGCCTCGTCCTCGGTCCGAGTCTCGTTGGCTCTCTGCCGTCTCGGACGGGTCGTCGTGAACCGCTCCGCTGTCGTCGCTCAGCTCTCAGCCGACATCGAGGCGATCATCTCGGGTCTGCCGGCTGCTCTCGCTCATCTGAACGAGTGGACCGGTGAGATCCCGTCGCCGTCGTCCGGGTCGTCTTCCGTGTCCGACGAGGAGCGCACTGCGATCGTCTCGGGGGATCATGCGATGCGGTTGCAGTTGTCGATCCTGGCGCGCATCCGTCTGGCGGCTGCTGCTGCGATCGACGTGTTCGCCGACCTCGACGGCGTGAGGCTTCCGGTCGAGGTTGTCCACGAGGCGCATTCGCTTGCCGTGTTGCGTTGGGCAGCGAAGCGTCTACGGACCGATGCGAACGACGTCCCGGCACGCAAGCTCGACAACCTGTCCCGTTTGGTCGCTCACGCCCGTTCGCTCGTCGTGGAGTATCAGCCGACCGCCCCCGTTGCGCCTGCCGGCTGCCGCATCCACGCCAGAGTGGGAGACACCGTGGCCGTCGACCAGCACAACTATGGCGCCCGCAAGCTGTGCACGACGTGCGGCACGTTCGCCCGCAAGCACGACGCAGACCCGACACCGAGGATCCTGCATGAATGGTCGAAGGGACGCCACGCCACTCGGGCCATGATCGCCGAAGCCGAGTCGCTGGCCAAGAAGAAGCGCAAGGAGAAGCGGGCGAAGAAGAAGCGGTGACCGTACTTGACACGCAACCCCAGCGTGTAGTACGAATCTCCTAACCGTTCGTTGACTGGCTCCCTGCATCTCGCAGGTCGAGCCACCGGAGGTTCAGAGCGACGCAGTCGTCGCCATCAACAAGTGAGCCGGGCGCTGCGTCAACAGCCCCGGCTCCGATCAGCAGGCCGTCGTTGTCAGGTGATCCGCCGAGCTCAGAATCGTCGGTGGTCCCGGAAGCGGGAGCAGCAGGTGAAGCGACACAGAAGCGGACTGCGTCCGTACAACGATCCGGAATACAGGGCAGCACGGGCATGGCTCACAGCGAACCCACATGTCCGATGCTGGTATCCCGACTGCGACGCACAGGCGACCACCATCGACCACGTCCCGGCGTTGATGGATCATCGCCACGTTCGAGGGTCGAGGTGTTGCGATCTGCGCCCGGCGTGTCGACCCTGCAACTGCGGAAGCGGAGCGTCGGCAGGCAATCGCAAGCGGGAAGCGCATAGCCCCTGGTAGATGGCCGATTTCTTTGAGGGGCGACATGCCCCCCGAACCCCGGAAGCTGCGATTTGTGTGTTCTCATGCATGGGGGTGGATGGTCATGCATTCGGACGCTGTGGACGACTACGCCGCTTTGGGCGCGAAGCTGGCAGCGGTGCTCGTGGCGCTGGGTGATCCAAAGGCGAAGGCGTCGGGTTCCGACGCTGCGGCGTGTGCTCGTGGACGTCGGATGCTGGGTGAGTCGGTCGCGGTGGATCGTGTCGCTGATCTGCGGGCGGACTACGACGCGTTGGGCGATGCGTTGTCATGGTCATTCGGTTCGGGGGCTGCCGCTGTGGTGCAGGAGCGTCGCATGATTCGCAAGCTGCTCGAAGCGTTGGAACGTCCGCAGGAGGTGGCGCTTGTCGATCAGCTGGCCCAGCGCCGTACGTCCCGTACCAAGTCTGGTGGCGCTGCCGGTCGACGCAGCAAGTCTGGATGAGGCCGACGCTGCCATAGAGCAGTGGGAGCACTACCGCCGTCGCAAGCTCGATGAGGGGCAGCGTCTCGATGTTGCCGTGATGATGGCGACGCGTGCCGACGGTCTGTGGGCGGCGTCGGTGACCGGGCACGAGAAGGGCCGCCAGTCGGGCAAGGGCGACTCGATCGAAGTCGTCGAGTCGTGGGGCTTGACGCAGCGTGCCGAGCGGATTCTGCACACGATCCACGACGCTGTGCTGTTGGCGACCGAGACGCAGTCGCGCATGTTGTCGCTGCTGGAGCATCCCGACCTGCGCCGTTTGAAGGCGCGGGAGTGGAAGGGCACCGGTCAGCAGATGATCGAGATGCGCAACGGCGGCATCATCTGGTATCGGACCCGTACCGGTGCCGGCGGTCGTGGCATCGACGAGGTCGACCGGGTCGTGGTGGACGAGGCGCAGCACGCCGAGCCCGAGCACCTCCGTTCGATCACACCGACGCAGGCGGTCTCGGCGAACCCGCAGCTGAACGCCCTCGGCACCGGTGGCCTTGACGGCAAGTCGGGCTGGTGGTGGTCGTTGCGCAAGCAGGCGAAGATGTCGCCTGGTGCGTTCGGCTACGTCGGATACTCGGCGCAACCGTGGAGTGTGGACGATCACGGACGCGTCACGCTGGTCGATGTCGACCCGTCGAATCGTGACCTGTGGTGGGAGACGATCCCGGGGTTGGTGTCGGGCCGCACGTCGATCGACTTCCTCGAACGCGAGTACCGGCTGCTCGGCCCGGACGGGTTCGCTCAGGAGTATCTGTGCGTGTGGGCTGCCGAGCCGGGCGCCGAGACGACCACCGTCATGGCGAACTGGCCCGATCTTGCGCTCGAAGGCTCCACGATCGCCGAGTCCCAGCAGTGGTCGCTCGCGGTGGCACCGGATCGCGGTTGGGCGTCGCTCGGCAAGGCTGGTCGGACGTCGGAAGGCAAGCTGCACGTCGAGTGGATGGATCATCGCGTCGGCACTGGCTGGATCGTCGAGCGTGTCCTGTACTACTGGGGTTTGAAGCCGATCCCGATCCGGATTCACAAGTCTGGTCCGGAGGCTGCGTTCATCACCCCGTTGCGTGAACGTGGCGTCGAGGTCGTCGAGGTGTCGTCGGCCGATGTGGCGCAGGCGACCGGGCAACTGCTCGACGCCGCCGCGAACGGCCAACTGGTGCATCTCGACCAGCCGTCGCTGAACAAGGCGGTCAACGGCGCGGTGTTGTCGATGTCCGCTGATGGTGCGTCGGTGTTGTCGCAGCGCAAGTCGTCCGTCGAGATCACACCGCTGCTTGCGGTCACAGTGGCCCTCGGTGGGGTGCCGGCCGGAAAAGCGCCGTACGACGTCCTGCAATCGGTTCTCTGAGAAAGGCAGGTCGCATGTTGTCCACGATGCTCGACATCGCCGGCCTGGCACTGCTCGTTCTCTGTGCTCTCGTCGCATTCGGCCCCGCCGCAGCGATCGGGGTCGCTGCGGCGTGCTGCCTGGTGGCGTCGTGGGCGATGTCGCGTCCGTCGACTCCACGTAGGCGGCGCCAGTGAGCTTCCTGTTCCGCGGATCGTGGCCCGAAGCTCACGACCTGATCAACAATCGTCGCCGCAGAACCTCGCGGTCGGTGTCCGTGTCGAGCGACGACGCAATGCGGAACTCCGTCGTGTGGGCCTGCCTGCGTCTGCGTGCCGACCTGATCTCCACGTCACCCGTCGACTGCTATCGCAACGTCGATTCGCGAGCAGTGAACTTCAAGACGCCGCCGGTTCTCGTAACTCCCGGCGGCTCCACCGTTGGAATCGTCGAGTGGCTGTACTCGTCGCAGATCGATCTCGACAGGTTCGGCAACGCGTTCGGGATCATCTCGGCGCGCGACGGTCTGGGTCTGCCCGCTCGGATCGATCTGGTGCCGGCGGAGACGGTGTCGGTTCAGACGTCGGCCGGAATCATCACCGCGTTTCGTGTCGGTGGGACGCTGTACGAGCCGCGAGACATCTGGCACGAGAAGCAGTTCACGGTGTCCGGTCTGCCGGTCGGGCTGTCGCCGCTGGCGGCGGCGGCGTTGACGTTGTCGTCGGCGAAGTCGGCACAGGAGTTCGCAGCTGACTGGTTCGCAGGCTCGGCCGTCCCGGCGTCGCACTTGAAGAACACCAACCAGGTGCTCGACAACGATGAGGCCGAAGCCGTCAAGGAGCGGTTCGAGACGTCGGTGCAGACCGGCGACGTGTTCGTGACCGGTTCGGACTGGGATTACCAGATGCTCGGCGCGAAGGCGTCGGAGTCCGGTTTCATCGAGGCGCAGCAGATGACGGCGCAGGACATGTGCCGCTTCCTCGGAGTGCCCGGTGACATGGTCGACGTGAACTCGACGTCCGGGTCGATCACGTACGCGAACATCACGCAACGCAACTTGCAGCTGTTGATCATGAATCTCGGCCCGGCAGTCACCCGCCGCGAAGGCGCCCTGTCGACGCTGCTGCCGTCACCGCGCTACGTGAAGTTGAACACAGACGCCGTCGTGTTGCGGATGGACCCGAAGTCCCGTGCCGAGTTGAACGGGCTGCTGTTGACGACGAAGCAGCGCACCCCGTCCGAGGTGCGCGAGAAGGACGATCTGCCACCGTTCACACCGGAGCAGATCGCGGAGATCAACGCACTGTCGAAGCCGGCGATGCAACCTCAAGGAGTGACCGCATGACCATCCTCACCGATGCCGCAGAGGCGAGAGCGCTCGGCGCTCGCGACGCGACGGCCCGCCCATCGCAACGTCGCCATTCCGGTGACTCCGACACCCCGTCACCGGCCAGGGTTGCGCGCCGGTTCGAGGTGCGCGCCGCCAGCGGTAAACCGCCAGTCGTCGCCGGGTTCGCGTCGGTGACCGACACCCCGTACGAGATGTACGACATGTTCGGACCCTACACAGAGGTGGTGTCGGCCTCGGCGTTCGACCTCACGATCGGATCGTCGCCGCTCGTGGAGTTCACCTTGAATCACGGCGCCGGTGGCGGTATCCCGATGGCACACACCCGCAACGACACGCTCGCGCTGTCGATCGTGAAGGGTGCCGATGAGAACGGCCTGTTCTACGAGGCCACCGTCGACCCGACCCGCCACGACGTGTCCGACATGGTGAAGGCGATGGAGCGCGGCGACCTCGCCGAGTCGTCGTTCAAGTTCCGAATCGT